CAATCACATAATCTCTGCGAGGGCCGGAGGGGGGATTCTCGCGTTCGAACTTCCTCACGGCAGACGACGAACGTCCGTCAGCAAAAGCCGGCGCTGTAATGCCAGCTATGATGGCCAGCGCCAAAACGAACTTCGTCATAACAACTTCTCCTTCCTGGACCAAACGTCTACCGGAGCCGCCCCGATGCCGTCTTGTCATTCCGTGCCACGCAGTTGCTCAATGGTGCCATTCTGAGATGAAGCTCGTCTTTTCGCAGCAGGAATCGGCCGTGGCGCGGCTGATCGAGGATATTGAGAACCAGATCGACGAGGCCAAGGCCGGCGCCGTGCAGGACGTCGCCGAGTTGGCGGTCATTCAGGGTCGGGCGAACATCGCCGCAGCCGGATTTCCCGCGCAATGGCAGAAGGCGTTAACCTCCAAGTTCTTTCCGAACGAAGGCGGTGACCCGGCGGCCTTGATCTTCGATACCAGCCCGTTTGTTGGGGTATTCGAGCGCGGCGCCAGAATCAGCGGCCGCCCGCTGCTGTGGCTGCCGCTCGAGCGGAATTTACCGACCGGCATTCATACGCCTCGCGCATATCGGGGCAAGCTCGTGTCGGTAAACGTCGCCGGTAAGCCGCCGCTGTTGTTTGACGCCGGTAATCGCGCGCTGGGGCCGCTGTTCGTCGGAGTGAGGCGAGTCAATATCCGGAAGAGGTTCGAACTCTATCGCATCTTTGCACAGGTGGCGGCGCGCATGGGCGAGTTCTACGAGAAGCGGATCAAGGGCTGAGTTATGGGCACAATAAGCCAGCGCATCACCATCGAAGGCGGCGATGACGTCAAGAAGCAACTCGAAGACATCGGCAAGGCTGGCGAAAAGTCGGTCAAGCAGATCCAGGACGCTGCACAGGGCGGCGGCGACGGTTTTACCAAAGTCGCCGAGGCTGCCTCGAAGGCTGCCGACGCATTCGCCGGAATCGGCGCGGCGGCCGAGCAGATTGGCGCCAGGCTTTCGGAGCTGACCGGTTCGTTTGCGGGGCTTTCGGCCGCGGTTTCGGCGCTGGCCGAGACCGCCCAGGCGAGCTTCGCTGGTGCTGCCGATGCAACGGACAAGTTCGGCACCGCCGTCGGGCAGGTCGCCGACAAGCTCACCCAGATCGAGGCCGAAGGCGGCAAGGCTGCCGAAGCCATTCAAACAGTTAGTGTGGCCAGCCAGCAGGCCACAGCCAATCTCCAGCAATCCACGCAGGCGGCGGACAATTCTTCGAAGTCTTACGCCGGGCTCGGGCTTGCGGCGGTCCGGACGGGCGCATCTGTAGTGTCGGCGGGCGCATCGGTGGCGGGCGCGGCGACAGGTGTGGCGACGCTCGGAGTGTCGGCGATTGGGGCGGCGGCCCAGGTCGGCACCTTTGCGTTGGTATTGGGTCGCGTGCTGCTTGGCGCGGTCGGCGCGGCCGTGGTGGGCATCGAAGCGCTCTCCAGTGCCGCGCAAGGTTTTGCGAATAAGTACCAAGTGCTCAATCAACAGCTTCAGGCGCTGGCGCAGACCTCGGGGACGAGCTTTGAGTCGCTGCAGAAAGGCTCACAGGCGCTGGAGGCGATGGGCATCAAGGCCGAGACCGCCCGTAGCGCCGTGCTCAAGCTCGACGAACAGCTCAAGGGCTTCGACGTCGGCGCGAAGCTGAAGGAATCCGCCGACAAGCTGCTGGAGACCGAGAAGGCGCTGCTCGAGGCGCAGCTCGCGGTCGATGCGGCCGGTGGTAAGCGCGCCCCCTATGACGCGGCGGCTCGGCTCGTCGACATCAACCGGCAGCTCGAGGCGGCCACGAGCGAGCGGGCGAAGGCCGAGGAGGCAGCCAGCAAGGCGAGCGAGGCGCGCGCGGCTGCACTCGCAAACGACCTGGCGCGCATCATCCCGCTGATCAAGGCGATCGAGGAGGGGCAGCAGGGCATCACCTTCGACGAAGCTACGACGGCCGCGACCAAGATCGACGCGCTCAATGCCCGGCTCAAGCAGATCAAGGACACGACCGGAGATGCCCGGCAGGCCTTTGTGAGCATCATCGCCAATGCCGCGTCGCTCAAGGATGCGCTCGCGTTCGGCAAGCTGGCCGGGTTTTCCGACGCCGATGTGGATCGCATCAGGAGGTTCGGCGGCGAGGCCGGCAAGATCCCGGATCTGTTCAAGCGGATGGAACAGTCGGGCGCGCTGATCGGCCCGCGCGCGAGCGCCTCGTTCGACCGGATGCGCACCAGCATTGAGGACGTCGAGAACGCGTGGACGCGGCTACAGCAGGCGTGGCAATCGACCATCTTCGCCGAGGCCGCCGCGCGCATTGGCTCGTTGCTGAACGATATCGAGGCCGGCTTCATCAACTTCGTGGCGCAGGGGTTGGAAGCCTTCAACCGGCTCGTCAACGGCATCGTCGATTATTTCGCCCGTGTTCCGGCCGCTGTCGACGCTTCCATCGCGCAGGTGAAATCCGCCATCGAGACCTGGGTCACGACGCCAGTGTCGAATGCGTGGCAGTGGATCGTGGATACGTTCAACAGCACCGTGAGCTCGCTCGGCGCCGCAATAGATCAGGCTACGGCGCTCATCACCACCTGGGTCACGAAACCGGTCGCCAACGCCTGGCAATGGATCAAGGATGCGTTCAATAGCGTAGTGAGCAGTCTGTTCGGCGGAGGCGGCGGCGGCAAACTCGCTGCCGACGCGGGCCTCGGCGACATCGGCAGCCACGCGGGCGGTGGGTTGCTCGGTGGCCGCGGCAGCGGCACATCCGATTCAAATTTGATTTGGGCTTCGCGCGGTGAACACATCATGCCGGCGGGGGCGGTAAGCCAACCGGGCGTGCTGGCCTTCCTCGAGGCGCTGCGGCGCTCGGGAGGTAATCTGCGGGATGTGCTCGACGGCATGGGCCGCTTTGCGCTCGGCGGTCTGGTGCATGCGCCAATCGCGATCCCGGCCTTCGCCGGGGGCGGCATGAACCACGTCACCATTCAATTCCCCGGATTGCCGGCCATAACAGGATTGCGCGCCTCGTCCGACGTGGTCGACGAACTACGCAAGGCCGCCGCAATGGCGCAGGTTAGAAGCGGTGGGAGGAAACCTTCTCGATACAGTTAAAAGAAAAGGCCTCAGCCGTTAAGCTGAGGCCCCTCGTCGTCTCCATGCCGTGCCGTGCCATGCCTCGCCTGGCCCCACCGGGCCCAGCCACACCTCGCCGTGCCATGCCTCGCCGGGCCGTGAACGATTTTATTTTACCCGACAAACGCAACCAGAGTCGATAGCCGATGCCTCCGATGACTTTGCTCTCGATCGATGGAATCGATTTCAGCCCCTGGGCCGCGCGCGGCATCACGATGACGTTGGAGCCGATTCAGCAGGCGGCCAATCTGGCGCGCGATTGCCGCGGCGAGCTGGTCGACATCTCGCTTGAGCAGTTTCGGCAGCACAAAGTTTCGGTTACCTGCACCGATCACGAGGCGCCGGAATTAAGCGGCATTTGGCCCGGTCAGAGCGTAACCATCGAATGCATTCCCTATCTCGGGGCATCGAATACAACCGGCGACGTGCTGACCCTTTTGGCGAGGGTAACGGCCTGGAGTACCTCACGCGATGAATGGGCGGCAGAAACCGCGTGGAAATTGGAAGCCGAGCAGCGAGTGATCGCCTGATGCCCGCCGGGACGGTTTATTTTTCCTGGATCGATCCGGGCGAGACGGTATTCGGGCCCGAGCATATGCGCTGGGACGAGAACATCTTCTCGTTCAGCATGAAGCAGGATGAGGGCGATCCGGCGAGCATGACTATCGTTGTTCGCCGGCCGCGCAACGAGGCCGGCAATGCGATCGGCCTTCTCGGTCCCGGCCGCAAGATCTGGGCGTGGTTCGCGCTCGACTGTGGACCGGACCTGATCAGGTTTCGCGGTCGGCTCGTCGGTGTTCCGACCAGCATTTTCGAGGAGCTGGTGACGTTGGAGTTCGTCGCGCGGCCGATCGATCTCGTGGCGCAGAAGGCTGCGCTCGCCGACACGTTGCGTGTGCTGCCATATTACGACGAGGTGGTGATCGATCCGACGCGGCGCACCGATCCGGAGGTCGTGCTCGAGGGTTACAGCAAGATTTGGCATTATGACCGCGAGACCCACGTCCTGACAGTGTCGGACGAGATCACCGGCGAAGACGGCCTCGTCGAATTCGATGGCGCCAGCGAAGACGGCAAGGTGCTCTATGACGGCCTCGGCCTCACACTCACCTCTGGGCCGCTGGCGCGTGTCGACATCAAGGCAGAATTCACCTGGACCCAGTTGGCGAACGGCAATGTTGACCTCACCCATTACCTGGTCAGTCACTGGGGAAGCGGAGGGCCAAACTATATCACGTCATACACGCTCGAGGCCGCCGATTGGCCAAAGGCCGGCGCCACCATCGGCGCCGGCTGGACCGTCGCGGACGCCACGGCCGCCAATGTTTATGGGGACTACCAGACCAAAAGCACGACCACGGGCAGCACCCTCACCGTCACATTCCCAGATGACTCATGGTTCGGCCCGTCGTCACACACCACAACCTTCTCGCAAACCGAAACAACGTTCAACAAGCCGCCAGGCTCGATTCCATACCCCGAACCGCCTGTAGATAACGCGCAGTGGAAGGACGCCATCGGCGAGGAGTCTGTTTTCGGAACCTCGACCTACATAGCATCCTTCAGTCGAAACTATTCCCAGAACACGCCCGTACTGGCGCTGAACTACACGGTGCCGACCCTGGTGGCGGGTTATACAGCAAATCGGCAATGCTCCGAGCTGGTGTCGTTCTCGCTGTTTGCCGATGTGCAGTCCGTTCTGACTGATCCCGATGATGGTGAGGCGCTGAGCATCCTCGATATCAAATCGGTCAACCTCAGCGAAGCGATCGGCGAAGGCACGGGCGCCTATGTGCCGATCGGAGACCCGCGGCGGCGATCCTATATCGCAACAGAGCGCGGCAACGAAAGCGTCGAGCATCTGATTGCGCTGGCGCGGGCGCACCTGATGCAACGGGCGCGCGTCGTCGAGATAGCGGTTGTGCCGAAGCTGTCGCGCATGCCGGAAATCACGTTGCGTAAGAACGCCTTTCTGGTCGAACCGCGCGTCGGCGAGGCGCTCGGCAAGATCATCGGTTATTCGTTGGCTCTTGATGGCTCGGATGGTCGGATCAAGTGTGAGGTTCGTATCGGTTGCGCCATCGGCCGCGGTGGTTCGGCCGTGGCCGCCGGCGGGCTGCCGACCTATTGCGAGATTGCCTATACTGGCGCCGATTACCAGCAGTTCACCGGTCGTGTGGTGCTGTTCGACAGTTCCGTCGGCTATCAGCCACCGAACGCCGATCCTAACGATGACGGCATTAACTTCCTGTCTGTGCTCAGGCCAGAAGATGTGATTGAGACGCCGCTGGTTGTCGAGTTCGGGGCGGACGAGCAATGGTCGAACGTTGCGGGCTTGAAAACTCAGGAGCAGGTTACAGAACAACTGAAAAAAGTCGAAACCCGCGCCACCTTCAAGCTCAAGAGCATGACTCGTCAATTCTCGAGCGATTACGAATTACAAGTCACCGATCTGCAAATTCCGACCGGCTATGATCTGGAGGCGGTGTGATGGGGTTCGAGGTTGTCGTCCGGCCTGCGGTTTTTCCCAATATCCGACCGGCATCGCCGCGCGTGCTTATGCCAGAGGACAATCCTACTCAAGATATCGCTGTGATCGGTGGAAGCAGCGGCAAGTTCGTCGGCACCTCGTTGAGCTGGAGCACGAGTCTCTCGCGCCAGAATCCGTACCAGGAAGCCGCGCGGCAGTTCACCAAGGAAAGGGTTCACCAGGTGGACGACAAGGGCAACGTCAATAAGAAGAACTATGTCGATGTCGAGCGGGTGCAGAAAATAAGGCTTCAAACCATCGATGGACCACTCAGGTTTGTTTATGAGGACCCGCCGCCACGCGAGAATATAGAAACGTTGGCACGTGACCTGGCCCGCGCATCCCGGGTATCTGAATGAGATTGAGTCGTTCAAAAAACGCGAGGCGGCGCTCGACGCCGAGCAATCTGAGATGACCATCGTTTACGTTACTACTGGCGCCTGGGGCGCCGGGACTGGAGCGCCAAATAGCGCGGCCCAGGTCGACGGCAATTTCTATGACGTCGATCAGCGCATTGTCTCGCTGAATGCCGATCTGGCCGAAGGCAAGCGCATCGACTCCGTCACCTATACAGACACCAGCATGACGTTCCATTTTACCGATGGAACATCGCAAACCATTCCGCTGCCGATTGCGACCATCACTTACATAGGACAGTGGACGAACAGCACCCCATACACCCGTGGCCAGATGGTTTCGGAGCGGGCTCGCGGCATGTATCAGGTGCTCGTCGACCATACGACACCGCCGCTTCCGGCGGTCTTTGATCCCGCCGCGACGGACGTCAGCGGCAACCCGCTCTACGCATTCTGGATGCCGCTCTATGACGTCAACTACGATGCGGCAATCTTCGTGCCTGGCAGCATCCAGCGTGCGCCCGAGGAGCTGCTGTTCCAGGCAGTTGCCAACCGGACGCTGCGGCTAGGAAGCGGAAACGCTCACGCATACGCTTATCTGGATGTCGGCAATAATTCGACCGGCGCAACCGACATCATCCTGTCAATTGAAAAGAACCAGCTCGAGATCGGCACCATCATTTTCGCTGCCGGCGCGGACATTGCGGCGGATGGTAGTCAGACCGGGTCTTTCAACGTTCCAGCCTGGACGGACTTTGCCGAGGGTGACACTTATGCGATCCGTGTCATTCAATCCGGCAACGCCGCGCCGTCCGGCCTGTCGGTGACGCTGCCCTTCCTGCGCACGGATATCTGATGCCGGTCGGTGCGTATTCCCAGGATCTGCTGACGCGCATCTACAATGTGCATTGGGCATCCGGTCTCGCAGTGATATTCGGCAAAGAGGACACCGACGCCCCGCCATTCGAGCCAGCCGCGCCGATCGTCGATCAGGAGGACACTTGAGCTATCTGGAAATGCAGACCTCTCCGCTTCCCGATATGAAGAGCGGAATCATTTCGGTATGGTTTCGTGACCCGACTCTGAACCCTGCTCCGGTCGCGGACAATTGGCCACTTCCGATGCCGCCGGATACGCTCGCTTATGCCGACAATCATCCGCTCGAGGCGTTGTTCTGGAACGCTTACGGGATTCCGATCCCGCAGTTCGGCCGGATTCTGCTTTTCCCCGCGCCGGTCACGCTGCCGTATCCGCCACCGTTGCAGACCGACACGATGCATATGCTGCTCACGTTCGGAGACACCGATCAGAGCTATGACTATTGCCCATGGATTTTGGAATATCCCGAGGTTTTACAATACGTCCATTACACCGGCGCGCCGGTTCCCGGCGTCGGATTCGATCCGGTTAACTGGCCCGCGCCTTATGCGCCCTATTATTTTTTTCTCTTCGGCGGCGACAAGGGTAAATTCAAGGTCGCCAACTACAGGCTTGGCGGCCCGCAGCCGCGGGCTGGCATTGTTCCGCAGTCGTTCATCGGCGTCGATCAAGACGGCTATATAAGGATTTGTCTGCAAACCAAAACCAAGGCCGACTATAAGGGATATGCATACCAACTCGACAAGATCACCAACATCATGGCGACGGCGACCAATACAGGTGACCCTCCACCGGCCGGGGCGCCTCCGCTCCAGATATGGCCCGGCTACTGGGATGGCTATCAATTCGCGCATAAGGATGTTTCCAACCAAATCATGGCGGCTGCGCCCGAGTGCTTCGTCATTGGGAGCGGTCCACCCAATATCAATGACGGTGGTGAGGGACCGCGGGTTTCCGGCACAGGCTGGCATCATCTATTGTTTTCTTTCAACATCGACGGCGAGGTGACAGAGGATCAACTTGAGCAAAGCACGACATATAACACCCCTTATATTTCGGCATTCAGCACCTTTTGCAGAGCTTGGTTGGCACTGGATGATGTCAACTATACAGGGACCGCATTGCAGAAAGCGTATCTCATACATCAAGGAACATACGGACTGCCGCTGCTGCCGGGGCAGGGCGGAAATCTCGATGGCGCTTTTGGAACGACGCACGTTTTCCCGAGGCGTTATTTCGGGAACATCGGCAACAACGACATCATTCCGCAGAATGCCTGGCTGTACGGTGCAACCGGAACGCCGCGAAGCGGGATCGTGGAGACCTACACCAGTTCGGCCGGCATATCGAACGGGCTCGCGCCCCTCGGGTCGCCTGCCGGCGATTTTCAAGCATTGAACTGGGCAGGACTCCTGGCCACCAGTTATTACGGAGCGGCGGCGGTGATACCGCTCAATCCGCCTCGACCTGATATCCCGAACCCGATGACATATTATGATCCGCCAAGCTATCGGGGCGGCCCCTTTGTGCTCCCGACCGCGGGCTTTCCCATCGGCATCCCGGTGCAGCGGCGCCATCTCAAGCACAACACCGGCATTGAGATGGCCGAGCTTCAGATATGGGCAAACAAGACACTGGACACCGGCGACGTGACCATGCGCCGTTTGTTCCTTGACTACCCGAACGACGAGAACGGCAATCCCGATAAGACCAAACCAATGGAGCCGGTAGACCCGAGCGTGGCCGCCAAAGTGTTGGGTCAGCCGGACATTCTGCTGAACGGCACCGACGATTGGAAAACCGGACGGAACACCGGCAAGTTGGGAGTCACTACCGACAAAAACGGCAATCCGGTAATTATCCGGGCCGGGCAGTTTCAGGCCATCGGCAAGATAGAGCAGTTTCTGCCAGATCCCCAACTCGGGAAGTGATCCGATGTCCAGCGTCATCGAAAACATCAAGGGCATGACAAGAGAGCAAAAGCTCGTCGAAATAGTGAATTATTTTTCTGGCCAAGGGACCGCCATCGACATCAATTACATTTTGGAGATCCAGAACGCGTTCACCGATTCGGCACTCGATGCCGCTCTGCTCAGGGTCACAGACATTTCAGCGACCGATACCGCTCTGCTAAAGAGAGTCACGGGCATCGTGAATTGTCTCCTGGCCGGTCAGGCCATGTCGGCAGAACAGTTGGCCGAGGTACAACAGCGAATCTATAATCGGGCGACGTAAATGCTCAGTTGTCACGTAGTCCAGAGCCCCAGAGGGGTGGTGTTGCTGACGGAGGTTGCGGAGACGGCAGTTGCCGCGGATTTGACCAACAGCGGCGTCCTGTTCGCTGCTCTGATCGATGATCCGGCTTCGGCCAATGACAGCCTGGATGCCTTCCTCGGCCAGGTCATGCTCGAGACGGCGAGTGCTGACGAAGTCGTCAATGCCGGATTTGCCTACGCCTCCACGATTACGGAGGCGGCGAGTGCCTCCGACGTGTCTTCGGCTTTGGTGCCTATTGTGGGGACCGTGGTCGAGACGGTGACTGCGGCATCTACGCAGGATTCCACGGTGATCGCCGGCACTGTTCTTGCCACGCTTGATGGCGCCACGGCTAATGTGACGATGTCGAACGGAAATCTCAAAGCAACGCACAATGCAGCGGTTACCAATTCCGGGACGCGCAGCACTACGATCAAGAGTGCAGGCAAATATTATTTCGAGGTCACCATCGGAGCAAGCAATGGGGCTTTCGACGATGTTGGCATTATTCTTTCAACCGGCACCTACGCCAACGTCATGTCGGGCCAGAGCTGCACCACTTGTTACAGCAGCTCAAGCGGAATGATCTGGTCGAATAACTCTAATTCCGGCCGTGCTCTGGGTGCGGCGTTTGCACCGGGGATGATCATTCAGGTAGCCGTCGACCTCACGGCTAGAAAAGGCTGGTTCCGCACTGGCGGGACGCCGACTACGCCCTGGAATAATCAGCCCACGGACGATCCAGCGACCGGCGTCGGCGGGGTAACAATTGCTGCATCGGGGTCGTTTGCTCCGTTCATCGGGTTCGGGGGATCACCTGCGGGTAATGTCGGCGATAATTTCACGGCGAATTTTGGCCAGTCTGCCTATGCCAACGCCGCGCCATCTGGGTTTGGCAACTGGAGCTAACGGAGAAAGACCATGACAGACGAACGCGCGCAGGCGCGCGAAAGCAGTGACGCGTCCGTAATTCGTGGCAACGGACTCGGCGAGCATGCCGAAGCGCATGGCCGCTATGAGGTCGAATGCATCGGCGCAGACGGCAAACTCAAATGGCGCGAGACGATCGACAACGTTGTCGTGGACGTCGGCAAGAACCTGGCGCTCGATACATTCCTCGCCGGCTCGGCCTATACCGTGACCGGGCCGTTCATGGGGGTAATAGCGGCGACCTCTTTCACTGCGGTTGCGGCCAGCGATACCATGGCGTCCCATGCCGGCTGGCTCGAGGCGGGAGGGATCAATGCGCCGACCTATACCGGCAATCGCAAAACTGCGGTGTGGTCGGCAGCCAGCGCCGGCGCAAAGGCGCTGTCGGCGGCGTTGTCGTTTGCGGTCACATCGAGCGGCACGGTCAAGGGCGCCTTCATGTGTTTCGGAAGCGGCGCGGTCAACACCAAGGACTCGGCCGCCGGCACGTTATGGTCGGCCGGTACGTTCGCAACTGGCGACAAGGCCGTCGTTAACGGGGACACGCTAAATTGCAACTACTCGTCCAGCCTATAAATCGAGCACAGCGCCGCCATGACCGAGCTTCGAGGCTGGATCAAAGAGAACGCGACGCTCGTGTACTTCTTAGGAGATAAAGATGTCCGAGCTTACAGAAGAAGAAAAACAGCTCAAGCGAGCGAGGCAAACGGCCGCAAAAAGACGATACTACCTAAAAAACAGAGAGGCGAAAAAGCAGTATGCTAGGCAATATCGCATAGAGCACAAAGAGGAAGTTCGCGCTTCGCGGAAACGCTATCGAGCTAATAACCTTGAAGCACGAAAAGAAAAGGTCAGACAATGGGCGGCGGCTAACCCGGAAAAACGAAAAGAAAGCGCCAGACAATGGACAGCACGTAATCCGGATAAAATCCGGCGCAGAGGTCTTAATAGGTACGGCCTGACGCCAGAAATGTGGGATGCACTATTTGAAGCGCAGGGACGACGTTGCAAGATTTGTCGTAGTGATACGCCGACCACTAAGCGCGGGTGGCACGTAGATCACTGTCATAACAGCAATACTGTACGCGGCATTCTCTGTCAAAAATGCAACCAAGGGCTAGGAAATTTTCGTGACAATGTAGAGTTTCTAGTAGCCGCAGCAGCATATTTGGCTGGAGAAAAAAACAATGATGATGCAGGCCAGATCATGGATGAAGGACAACAGCACGTTGCTGTACTTCCTTCTTGCTCAAGCCTTAGCCCTTGCCGGGATTGGTGTTAGCATAATCTCCTACATGGTACGGCTCGAAACGCGCGTCAGCACGCTCGAAGTCCGCGGCTCGCCGCACCTCTCCGAGATCAACAACCGCCTGACGGTGCTCGAAAGCGTGACCAGAACCAACAAGGATAGCCTCGATCGCGTCGTTGACATCATGACCAAAGAGCTTCGCATCCTGCCGACTTTGCCAACCGGAAGAGGCCCACCATGACCACTCTCTGCGGCAAGGTCTCGCACTTCGGCGGCCCGAACGACACGGGCGTCTCGCCCAGCGAAGGTCTTGCCTTCATTTACTCGGTCGACATGGCGCCAAACTTGTTTTTGCCGACGCAGCCGCCCGGCACGACCGGGCTCGCGCGCCGGCTCGATCCGAGCAAATTCTATATCGCGTGCCGGTGGGACTACGACGCCCCTGGCACATCCAAGGACGACTTGCTCCACGTCAAGGTGCTGATCCGCGCGCCCAAGACCGGCAAGGAGTTCGTCTGCGTCCCGGCCGACTGGGGGCCACACGAATCAACCGATCGCGTCGCCGACATTTCGCCGGGGCTCATGGATGCGCTCGGCATTCAGACCGACGACGAGGTCGAGGTTATTTTTCCAGTCAAACGAGGGGAGACCGTTGCCGTGCCATACGATCGCGTCGCCATATCTTCCGGCCACGGCGCCCTGGTGCGCGGCGCCAGCGGGGTGCTCGACGAGGTCGACGAGGCGCGCCGCGTAGTCGAAGCTGTGGCCGACAAGCTCGCCTCGCGCGGCGTCGATGTCGTGGTGTTTCACGACGACACCTCGACCACGCAAAGCCAGAACCTCGATGCCATCGTGTCGTGGCACAACAAGCAGGACCGCGAGCTGGACGTGAGCGTCCATTTCAACGCCTACGTCGAAACAACGAAGCCGATGGGGACCGAGGTGCTCTACGTCACCCAGTCTGCGCTCGCGGGCGAGATGAGCGCGGCCATTGCGGATGCAGGTGATTTTATCGACCGCGGCGGAAAAAAACGTGCTGATTTGGCGTTTTTAAACGGCACGACCGCCGCAGCAATTTTACTCGAAACCTGTTTCGTCGACAGCGCGGCCGACGCCGAACTCTACGAGGCGAACTTCGACGTGATCTGCGAGTCCATTGCCCAGGTGCTCGGCGGGCCGCCTCAAGTGGCCGAGCGGCCGCCGGAAGGCGAGAGGCCACCGAAGCCGGTGCCCCCAGCACGCCAGCCCACGGTCAGGGTCGACATCGAAGTGGTCGGCGAAGTGATCGTGCTGGTCAACGGGGTTCCCGTCACATAGCGGTTATGGCCTCCCTGGCCGATCGCGCACCGCGGGCGTCGGTGCCATCCTGGCGATCTCGTCCACACGCAATGGCCTGCGGAAATGCACCGCGACGGCGCGCATCCCGATCTCGCGCGTCATCTCCTCAGTCGCCCACGGCTCGTCCGTTCCGACGCCGCGCATGATGCGGTCACGCAGAGCTTCGGCCTTCCGCCACTTGGTCGGGCTCCAACGGAGCACCGGCACCGGCTTTCCTGTCGCGTCACGATGGACGAGACTGAGCTGCCACAGGGGCCGCCCGCCGGCATAGACGGTTCATTCCATGCCGATGTTGCATGTCAATCCAGCCGAGACATCGCGCTCGGCCAGCCAGAAAAACCTCTGCGTGATCTGCACATCCGGGTCGAACACCGGATGCGCCAGCGCGATTTCAACGTGGGGGTTCATTCGTCTCTCCTTTCTCATATCCAGGTTTCCACGATGACCGAGTCGTCGGTTGCATGCCGGGGCAAGCAGACAAGGCCGGCATCGAGCATCATCTCACGCAACACCTCGATATCAGGATGCGCGTAGGCTTCGGCGGTCGGACTCTCGCCAACAAACTTGCGCACGACAAAAGCGTCTGGCCGATCTTTCGGGTGGTCGTAGATCGTCCAGGTGACGAGGCTCATTGCTGCCTCTTGCGCATTTTTAAAAATTCCTTGTACTTTTTTTTGGTCGTGGCTTCGTCCTTCATGCCGCAATCAAAACAGATGTTCTCGTTGTTGGGGCCGTAAGGGCGAAGCTCGCCCGTCGTCCCGCATAGCTCACATACGCCGTCGAACGCGTGGGGATCACTCCGGTCCATAATGAGGAGATCACCCTTGCGTTCGAGCACCCTGCTGGGTCGTTCTTTGCGGTTCATTGCCGAGTCTCCGTTGGCACCTCGCGCTCCTGGTCGAGCTGCCGCTCAAGTTCTTCTTTCTCGTGCTTCATCCAGCTTTCGATCTCGTCCTGGATCGCCTGCGCAAGATTTGAGATGAGTTGATTGCTTGCCGCGCCGCCAAGAAAGTGCCGAGCCAAATCGCGGCACCTCGGATCAGGAGACTTTCCCATCAAGCCATCCTCCCTCGTGAAACATCCAGCCGCCCCCGGAGTCCGTGGCAGTCCCCGGGAGCGGCCGTCCCGCCGGCGCCGTTGACTCGCCAGCAGAGCGGATTGTGGGAGGGCCAGCCTAAGGTGCCGAGTTTCCTTCCAGATGCCGGGGTTCCCTGCATCAACGGCCATGCCCTCCCTTGCTTCCCCTGTCGGCTCCCACTGTCTCCGGGCGATTATTCTCCACGCCCGGGGTGGGCAGGTTCTGCAACTGTAGGAAGCCGCTGGCGCGATTTCTGGCGCCAGGGTGGGGTAGTGGCGCCCAGGTGCGGGCGCCGCATAGAACGCACGGGGTACGCCCGGAGGGCTCCGGTGGTGGCTCCGGTGGTTTGTGTCACCGAATACGCCAAAACACCCCCTTTTTGCCCCCTGTTCGTGCTTTCGCGAGAACAGGTGGCGACTGGGTAAAGTCTTTGATTTGTTGGGGTTTTTCTGGTCGGAGCGCCGAGATTTGAACTCGGGACCCCCAGTCCCCCAGAATGGCGTCCTAACTCGAAGATCATGCTGTGCCCCAGCGGTTTATGCAAGCTTCCCCTTGCGGCTCCGGTGGAAACTCCGGTGGTTTGTGTCACCGTCGGCGACTCCGGTGGCGCGCGCGGACTTGCGCTGCCCGGCAAGCTTGTCGATCACGTCGGCGACGCCCTGTTCGTTCGCGGCGCCGTAAATGTTGAGCGTGGTCGCGACGTCGGCGTGGTCGAGCATCTTCTGGACGATCGGGAAGCCTTCCGCGGTGCCGACCGCCCGCAGCGCCTTCTTGGCGGTGTCGTGGCGCAGATCGTGAAAGCGCACCCGGTCGGCGCCGACCATGAGCCCGGCCTCGGCCCTGATGGCGTTCCATACCTTGCGCAGACCGTCCTTGGTGATCGGGTAGCGGTGGCCCTCGATCCGGCCGTCGCGGGTGCGCTGCGCCACGTAGGTGAACACCCGGGTGGGGTGATGGCCGCGCAACGGCCATAGGATTTCACGGATGGTGTCGTTGATCTTGATCTTGCTGATCTTGCCGCCGGCGCGGCCCTTGGTCCGCATCGTGATTTCCCGGGTATCCCAATTCACGCACGACCATTCGAGCGTCAGAACCTCGGTCTTGCGCTTGGCGGTGGCGCGGCAGAATTCGAACAGCGGCTCGTAATCCTCGCGCTGGCTGGTGATCGCGGCTTCGAGGCGGAGCGTCTCGTCGGGGCCGAGCTCGCGGGCAGGGCGCTTCGGCTCGTCCAGCCACAGATCACGCCACTTCGGCTCGTTCGGAAACCGGACGCTCGGCCGCAGGTAGGTGAACAGCTTCTTCAACTGCTCGATGGTGTCGTTGACGGTGTAAGCCGAGACCGGGCGCGGCGGTGTCCCGTATGTGTGGCCGAGCCGCCAGCGCCGCAGCTTGAGCACGTCGTCGTGCGTGATCGCGGTGATAAGCTTGGTTGCCCCGAAGTAATCGACCAGCAGGACGCAAAGCCGAAGCGTGTTGTCGGCGCCGGCATGACGCTCGCCGACGTCCTTCATGTAGCGCACCGTCACCGGATCGAGCGCGAGCGATGTGTCCCCGTCGCTCTGCGCAGCCAATGCGGCGCGCAGCTCGGCCTCTAGCTCCCCGGCGCGTTTTTCCGCCTCGCGGCGACTCGTGCATCCCGTAGATCGTGAATACTTGCGGCCGTCGATCCAGATGTCGGCCGTGAGGTTCTTCGACTTCTTGTCCTTGTAGACGCTCGACATGGTTTTCTCTTCTTGCGCTGGCGGATGAATTCTTCGATGTCGGCGGGCTCGAAAGCTCGGCGTTCACGCTTCTTGCCGCGGCCGATGTTGACGTAAACCAGGTCGCCATCGGCCACATAGCCGTCGAGAGTGTCGAGCGAAACGCTGAGCGCTGCGGCGGCTTCCTTCGGGGTCAGTAGGTTGCTCACTTGTGACTCCTATACATGAGAATCTCATTCGCGACCTCGAAGAGCTTCTCTTCGGCGTCGGTGAAGCGGCCGACAACGTGGTCGCGCTCAAGAGGTGACTCGCGATTTAACTTCAAACTCGCCGCACCAATCCCGTCCATACGTCAGCGGCCAGAAGGAACTATCTTTCATGAGTCCGCCAAAATTCTCATCATCTGGCCTCTCGGCAGCGAGTTTCGTCACCGAAAAAGTGATCGTATTTAACAACTCACCAATCAAATCGAACTTCCACGGCGACGCCTGCGGCGCATTTCGGTGGCACGCTCCAATTTGATCATCAACGTGGTCGTCCTTGGAGTCCTTATCCAAAATCCAAAACTTGCAGCGGTGACACTGGGGTCGCTTGTTCATATTAGCTTCATTCAATCGTCGCGGCGACCTCGAAGAGCTTCTCTTCGGCCTTGACGAAACGGAGCGCGATGCCGGTGGGAATGCCCTGGTCCTCATGCGGCGCGGTGTCGATGCACGCCAGGAACGCCGCGCGCGCGTCGCGCCATTCGATCACGGCCTCCGTAAGAATGTCATGCTCCCGGTTCACAACAATCGTTCCCCTTGCGCCTGCTTCTCGTAGTCGTCCGCGATCGCCTGCATGACCTCGATCCGCCGCTTGGCGTCGCTCTCATCGATCTGGCCTCTCGCGATCCACTGCGGATATAGCCGCCGGCGCATTTTCAGCTCGCGCTCGACCTCCCGCAGCTTGTCCTCGGCTGCGAACATTTTCGGATTTCTTTCAGTCCATCGGTACAATCACTTCACCATGGACCGGACAGCGCCATACAGGCAGATGATGCGGCTGCTCGCAAATGCATTTTGCGCCAAACTCAGTTGCACTCGCTGAGTGACCGCAGTTTAGGCAGTCGACGGCGTGCTTGGTGTACCGCTCGACGCGATCAGAACCGCACTCGGGGCATTTCATATTTGGCCCCTACTCTTAGTCCGCGTCACCATGACTTGCTGACCTTCTCGATAGCGGCGCGTGCGATCTCGCGGGCTTCGTATTTGGTCATTGGTGTCCAAGTATGACCCGGGTCTGGATGCGCACCGCGAAAGCCCTCAACGATCGCCTCCAATGCATCGAGCAGATCAGGACCGGCTTGTTTGATGCGCTCAAGCTCCTCTAGGGTTTTCATGACCTTTCAAACCCCCAAAATATCCCTGCCTTGCCATGCCTCGCCAAGCCATGCCAAGCCGCGCCCGGCCAAGCCTCGCCGCGCCAGGCCGCGCCTCGCCGCATCTCAAGCCGCGGTCGATTTTGCCGCCTTCATATCCGCCCAAAGCGAAATCAGCCTTTCCATCTCATGCGCAAAACCATCGGACCGCGGCCACATATCGGTCTCGATCAGTACGCAAAGCTGACGAAGGTGGAACGTCGCCTTGCCGCCGCTGTATCGCCGATTGAGCGCTTGTTGCTCTGTGTTGAGCGTTTCGCCGTGTAGGTGGCTCAAACCGCCCTTGAGCGCGATAGGATGGCCGTCCGGCGCGCTAGCAAAGCCGCGCTCGATCTTTTCGATCCTTTCGAGAGGCAGACGGACCACTTCGGCGATTTGCTCGCGCGTATAGCCATACTGCTCCAATCGAAGCACCGAATGACGGATCGTATATTGATCAAGCGGCGTGCCGTGGCTGATATTTAACCTAACAGCGTCGGCGAACAGGTCGGCGTCGCTGGCATACTTTTTTTCGATGACATCTACCTTGGTTATACCCTTGCGCTTGTAAACCTCTAAACGGTGGCGCCCATCGACGAGACGGTGAGTCTTTGCCTCCACCACGATCGGAGGAAACTTGGCGCCCGCCTCGCCGGCGAGCGCGAGTCGCTGAATGTTGAACTCGCTCACGCCATTTCTGGGATACACAGTCTCGTCGAGTACTATTTCGTCGATCGCTAGTTTCATCGGTTCCTCCTTAGTCAAAACCCTGCCCTGCCTCGCCAAGCCGCGCCATGCCGCGCCCAGCCCCGCCACGCCGCGCCGCGCCTTGCCTCGCCTCGCCCAGCCGCAACTCATGCAATTCACAAAGTATCCCTGCCTCGCCATGCCGCGCCGTGCCGCGCCTCGCCAGGCCACGCCGGGCCCGGCCCCGCCGCAACGGAAATCCAACAAAGTAGCCCTGCCAAGCCGCGCCACGCCGCGCCGCGCCGCGCCGCGCCTTGCCCAGCCGCAACTCATGCAATTCACAAAGTATCCCTGCCTCGCCCTGCCGTGCCGTGCCCTGCCTTGCCGCGCCGCGCCGCGCCAGGCCACGCCGTGCCCGGCCAAGCCTCGCCGCGCCATACCTTCAATCTTCGACTGTGAACGATCGCACCGCGAAGCGACCGAACGGGCCGTTCTTCTGAGGCCGATAATCGCCAACGCCCATGCGGTTGCCGGCATCGCCCATGATTTCGGCGATGATCTCTGGCGATTTGATCAGCACTGGATCAAATTCAACGCTGAATGTCGCGGACCACTCGTCGAAACGCGGTCGTCGTCGAATGATGCCCTGGCGCTGGACAATCGCGCGTCTACTGTCGATCACATAGTCCTTGATCGGCGAGCCGTCCCGACGCTGCAGAGGGATCAATTCTTCGGACACCACAACATGGGCGAGGTGGCTCTTCATGGTCGAGCGCTTGGCCTTCCAGGCACCGGCGGCGCCAAGCAGCGAGGCGCGGAAGGCTTCGCCCTTGATGGCGCATGTGCCGTCCGGGAGGCGATAGACGCCGTTCTCGGCTTCTACTTCGGCCTCAGGGATTCTCGTGCCGCGCTTGGCGCTCGTATCGCCGCCCATGGATTCCGGGTTGTGTGTGAGCAGCGGCTTGATGCCATCGACGGTGATCCGAATTGTGCGGATCGTTGGCGCTGCTGGCCCAAGTGCAGGTTCTGACGCCGCCGGTATGGAAACTTTCGCTTTTAGTTTCGTCGTCGTTTTATCCAACATGCTGTGCTCTCCCTTGTTTAAGACCCTGCCTTGCCGTGCCCTGCCATGCCTTGCCTCGCCCCGCCTCACCCGGCCTCGCCCGGCCTCGCCAGGCCATATCCATCAAATGTCATCCATATGAAATCGCATCGAGCGGACCCACTGATGCACCGTCGCGTTCTCCGGCATGCCATCCGCGGCAGCGGCGAGCACGGGCGCTAGCTTGCGTATGGCGTGCAGCACGGTCGTATGATCGAAGCCGCCGGCTCGCCGGCCGATCTCGGGCATGCTCTTGCGCGTCAAATGCCGGGCGAGCGCGAAGGTCAGCGACCGCGGTGCCACCACAACGGCAAAGCGGCGGCGCCCGAACAGCTCGTGCCGGGTGATGTGGAATTCATCGCACACCGCCTTGGCCACTTCTTCGAACCGTGACAACGGGTGGCGCAGCATAACCGCAAAGCTCGCGGGCAGCTCCACCGGATCGTTTGACGCAGGTGGCGGCGCGGGCACCTTTTTTGTGCGGCGCCGGCGCGGCGGGCGGATTGTTTCAGGCGGCGCGGGCATGAGCTCTTGCCAAAATGCCGAATGAATAGCCCGGTATCTCGCCAGCATTTCCTCGGCGCTCGAATAATCCGGCACTTGTGCGGGTGCGACCTTCATTGCAGAGCATCCCGTTCACCACTTTCGATCTCGGCGACGCGCGCCATCAGGCTCGTTATCGCAACGTCTCGATCCGCATCGTGATGATGGAGAAACCACGCAATCATGGTCGCAAGCATGCCCTCGCGGCCGTCATCGTTGAACGGTGTCAAGATGTTGCACATGGCGTCGAGATCGCGACGCACCTCCGATTCGGATTTCATTTTCACGACGCGCCTCGCTTTCCTTCGGCGATCATCAAGGCGTAAATCATCCAAGTATCCATGCCTCGCCGTGCCGTGCCTTGCCCGGCCTCGCCTCGCCGCGCCATGCCACGCCTCGCCGCGCCCCGCCACATTCGGAAATCCACAAAGTATCCCTGCCTCGCCAAGCCTTGCCAGGCCAGGCCTTGCCAAGCCGTGCCTCACCGTGCCTCACCTTGCCGGGCCGGATTCAATCTCATCGAACGCAGCTTTGATTTCCGCCGACAGCTCTGCGGTATCATCGGCCGACATTTGCGCGGCATTACGCAGGCTCCTGGCGTTCGGCCCGGACCACCACGCGACGAAATCGGCGCTGGCCTTTCCACCGGCCAGTTTTGCGGCCTCGATGATCTGGCGCGTCAACATCCGAAAAACCTCGGGGTCTTTCGGCGGCCGTTTCTGCGCCATGGCGATCAGGGCGCCGACGGTCAACTCGGGATCGGCCCGCGACTCCTCGCCGTCGTGTTCGATCGCGGTGCTGGCGCCGGCCTCGTCGGATGGCGGCTGCAATCCTGCCGGCGTCGCGGCTGGTGGCCTTGCCGGCGCGGCCGGCGGCTGCGTCGCCTCGATCGCCGGGAACACCTCCTCGACTGTCGCCATGCCATCGGCGATGCTCTTCATCATCGCGATCACCCGGGCAACGTCGGGCGCCAGCCAATCCTTGCTGGCACGTCCGATAGTGCGCTCGACGCGGTTCAATGCGACCGGCACTTTCGCTAGTCCCTCGATGACGCGCTTGCGATAGGCGTCAAGATCGCGACCGATCTTGTCGACCAGGGAATTGCGCGCCAGCTCGAAGGCGTGATCCGCATAGATTTGCAGGGCGTTGACAATACAATTCCGAATACTTTTGCTTTGCCCAATTTGGTAACTTATATCCAACTGACGCTCGGCATCTTTGGTCTTTATCGATCCCTGCGACTTGCGTTGCCGATAGGCACGCTCCATCGAGAACCCGGTTTCGATATCGGTGAACCGCGCGTAGAAAACCCAGGCATCGCCGACGTCGATTTCCCGGATTTCGTTGACGTTATTGCCGAAGATGCGCGCAACATCATTGGCAAGCTTAATGCTTGGACCCTCGATCCAAGATTGACCGCCATCCTTACTTTTTACTGGATACCGATAAAACCAGTCCGTGCCAGCAGCGGCAGCCAAGGCGGCCAGTTTCTGCAGTATCTTCGCCTCATCGCGATACACCGCGACCGGCTGGGCGCCGATGACGCGATCCGCGAGGCCGGTCGTTGGCCTAACGAGAGCATGACCACTTGGAATTGGTTGCTGGAGCTGTCCGGCCGCGTTGGCGAATTTGGTAAGCTCGCTCGTGCGCTGGGCGATGTCATCAGTCATTTTGTCATCCTTTGTTGGTTATGTCTCTGTTCGATAGATGTTGCCCATCGACAATTGTTTGGCTCGTAATTGCCATCTCCGTTGATTCGATCAATGGAACATCCAACGGGCCGCGCTCCCATATCGGCGAGAAAATTCTCGAAATGGTCCCAACGAAAACACACTTTAATTCCGCGACCACCGTAGAATTCAAAACCGTTTGTACCCGGATGCGTGCATCGACCGTGCATAGCGAGCCAAGATCGATATGTTGGTGAGGCGTGCCCATTGACCCAATGGCCGTGCGTTTTTGAATTATGTCCGCGTTCGACAGCTCTTTCCCGATGAAAGCAGCCGCAGGATTTGCTGTTTCCTGTTCTCAAATTAGAGCCCGAGGCTATGATCTCTTGACCGCAGTCGCATAGACAGCGCCACAATCTCTTTCCATTTTTGGAGCCTGTCAGATTTATTACGGTGAGACGTCCAAAGCGTTTGCCGGCAAGATCGATCGATTTCATACTCGCGCCTCCGATTTCAGGACACGGAACACTCGGAACGTCGAGGCCTCGACCACATGGGACTTGCGGCTCTGCTGCTTCCACGACAGCAGGCGCCCATCGGCGAGTCGGCCGAGAGTGTGCTCGCCGAGCTTGCCGGTCAGCTCGGTTTTTAATGCGGTTTCTTCCTTCCGCATTCTGCCGAGCGCGGCCTGCACCTCGGTCAACTCGTCGACCGCCACCATGGCGCGGTTGTCGTGAGTGAGATCGATCTCGCTGCCGTCATCGCGCGGATAGAGCGCCTTGACTAGCGCCGCATCGTTGGCCGGCTCGAACGGCGGCATGATGCCGGGGTCGAGATGGTCGTGCCAGAACGTGGCTGCGCAGGCGAGGATTCGCTCTTCAATGACGGCGTCGCGCTCGATCTCGAACAGGCGCAGGGTCCAATCGAACTCGCTGTTGACCAGGACCGCCAGGACGCCCCACGAGCATTCGTTCAGCATCATGGTGGTGAGCGTCTGAAGACGGTAGGCGGCTGGCGGCGTGGCGGGGCCATCGATGTAATCGTCCGGGAAATCGAGCCATCGCTTGAAGACCGAGCGAGCGCTGACCTTGGCTTCGACGACGCCGAAGCCAGGCAGGTCTGGCCGAGTTGCGAAACCGTCGGGCGTGCAGGCGATCCGACGCTTGGTGTCGCGCACATGGACGCGGCCGCGCTGCACCTGCCATTCGGGCCGTTCCTCCGTGAGTGCTTGGAACACGGCGGCCTCGCCCCAGCGTCCGCGCCGGAAGATCGCGGAGTCCATCAGCGGCGGGCGCAGGCCTTTTTTCTCCGCATAGAGCTCGGCCATTGAGCCGAAGTTGGACACGCCGCAGAAAATTCCGGCTTCGCTGGCGTTGAGGAACTTGAGCCGATCCGCCAGGTGGGTCGCGTCGTCGGCGATGGGGATGCGCTCGACCGGCATGAAGGGATTCCGTTTCGCTCAAGAGCGTGCTTGGCGCGCCCAGCGCGCCATGTGGCTTGGGAAATTTGCGACCTCCAATGACGTCGCGTCCTTGAACATGTCGTCGGCGAAATCGATCAGTTCGAGGTACGTCATCTTGTCCACGATGCAGGCGATCGCGCGTTGCCGATGGTTCGTCGAGTTGAGCATCTCGACCATGCGGCGGTGATCTTCGTGTTCCAGGCGCGCTTCCCGCTTCACGGCGACCATTTCTACGATGGATGCATCAGGGGCAGGTCGACTCCAATCCAGGGCGCGGGGTTCGCGCAGTTCGTCCGCCAGTGCGGCCAGCGCGTTGCGATGGTTCTCGGTCATTTGTAAACCTTCAGGAGTGAGACGGGCGAAATAGAAGGGCAACTATGATGCAAAACACGTAAAACCCCAGGCCCTGGATCATCGACTGCCATCCACCGGTTTCCCAGTAGTAGCCAGCCAGCACCACGCCGAACAAGGCGAGAACGACATCGAAACGTCGCACATCGATGCGTCCACGGCCCCCGCGAAAGCGGGGGTAGACGGGTGTATTCATCCAAGCGTCCGGCTTGGCGATTATCCTGATCAGCACGCTCGGTATTCGTATCTGCATGACGGTTACTCAAATAGCCCGCCCGGGGAGGACAGTTGCGGCTACCTTCCGGGCGGGCCTGCGGGCCGGGCGGCTGCGATTTACGGTGCTAGGAACACCAAGCCGCCGGCCTACCTGGGTTACGCGATACTGCCCAGCCGGTTCTTGCGGCGCTTCAGGAACAAGCCACCGAGCGCCAACGCACCACCGAACAGCGGCAGCGTGGCGGGGAGCGGCACGGCGGAAAGCGTCGCGTCGAAGTTTGTCAAGAGCACATTGCCGTTGCACCCTGCGCCGCAGGCCCCAGGTCCACCACCGAAGTAGAAGAAGTTGTAGTTGTCGTAGCCGCCGGCGAGAGTGTGGAAGCCCTCGTCGTTTGTGCCGCTGCTCTGGGCAAGCAGGGTAAGGGTAAACGGCGAGCCGTCCTCAGACCCATACACCGCCCAGCCTTCACCTTGGGTCGTCGAGCCCATCTGGAACGAGAACCCGCCCGCAGCCAGCGAGCTTCGGATACCATCCAGGTTGACCTGGACGAAGTTGCCCGCGGTGATTTCATGGTCGCCGGAAGGGTCGTTGTTGAGGCCGAGGCCGTTCTCGTCGCCGCCGCCGTTCTTACCGAACAGGGCAGTTCCAACGTCGCCCGGCGTGAAGCCGCGGGCAGTGAGGTTGAACCCACCCGCGGTGAAGGTTTGAGTTGTACCAAGCACACCGAGATGGTCCTGGAAGTTCCAGTCGAGCACAGTGGCCGAAGCCACGGTAGTGCCTGCGGCGAGCGCACCCAACATGGTGCCCGCTAGTAGTAACTGTCTCATTTTGTAAAGTTCCTTTTTGTGATTTCGAGTTTTGGATTGTTTTCAGTCCTGGTCGTCCAATTATTCCCTTCTCATCATCCGTCCTCCTGCGTTAGCCGCGCCGCAATCCAGTCAAAACAATCCATCACCAGCACCACCGCGATCGCTGTCACTTGAACGCCGATCACGCCTGCGCAGATCGAGGCCGCGAACTGCTCGACGCTCATGATGCACCTCGGAGCGCGCCGGCGACCTCGGCGAGCAGCTCGGCCGACGGCTCGCTGCGATCGAACTCCGTCTCGCGCCACCAGCGCTGCCGCAGATGCAGCGGCAGCCGGAACCACTCTTCACGGCTGCACGGCCAGTGACGGTCGCGGCTGGGGATTTCAGACATGAGTGCTCCCCGGTGGGAGCAATTTGCGAAGGCTCTCGCAGGCTCGCTCAGCGCTGTCGCACCATGCCCGCAGCTTCGCAGCCTTGCCGGGCTTAGCCATCCATTCATGAAGGGTGGCGGGATCAACAGCAGCGGCAGCCAGCAGTAGCCGTGCTGTGTTGGCATGGTCGGACACCAGCCCGACCCACGCCATCAACACGTCTTGTTGCCGATGGTGCTCGATCTGCTGCTTGGTCTGCAGATTTACATGCCCGTACTCGGTGATGAATTCGAGGTGCGTCCCTTTGAAATCGGGATCGACCTGTTCGCGAGTCAGTCCCTTGAGATTGACAGCCTTGCGAACTGGTGGCGGCGGGCTGTCTTGTACGGGGGCGCGTTCGCGACGCCGGCTTGAACGTGGAGGATCAACGTCAGGCTCGCGCATTCCCGGCACGTAGTCGTCCCGCATCACCGAGGGGATGACGGCGGCGCGCTTGCGCTTAGCCGAACCGGATGCGTCATGCTGAGTTTGTGCCGAAGAGGACGAATTGCGGCCCTTACCAATCTGGTAAGGGCCGTATTTTCGCCCTTTATTCTGTTTTTCCCATATTCCACGCCAGGAAAACGAGTTGCTTTCCTCAAGCAATTTGCGTGTGGCTTGAAGGTCTCGACTGAAACCCTTTAATGCCATGCAATCATTAGGGTGCATGTGTTCAAGTCCGTAGCGGGAAAGCCACCGGCTGAACGCCTGATGATCTGGGTAGTCTATGCGCGCTTCCGTTACCACGACCGCAAGTTCAAGCGTGCCTTCGATCCACAGCGCGCGGCCTTCTTTCAATTGCGTGCGGCCAGCTTTGATTTGCCTCTGTCCGTTGGCAATCTTCTCGAACGCACCCCGATAGCGATCCGCCAACGCGTCTATCGCGGTGCTGACTTCCGGCATGGTCATGTGCAGGTTCATCACACATCCTCCGACTCGTCAGACCACTCGTGATCGCAGGCCGTGCAGAGAAATTCGCCACCACTCTTAGCTTCGACCGCATCGTCACCAACGCCGCATTCGGGACAGCAACTGCCAAGAATGTTGCGCATGTCGTTAATCAGTGTCTGCATCTCTTGATCGATGGTCACGTTGATGTTCTCCAAAAATAGGAAAGAGGGGCACCGATCAGGTGCCCCAAAGATGTCGGATAATTACTCAGCCGCCTGCTGCGTCGGCTGCGGCTTCACAAAACGCGGGAACGTCTCGTTCACCTTCAGGGTGATCTTCTTGACGCTCTCGCGCATGACGTACGAATTGAACGCCTTGATCGCGTGACCGAGAACCTGATGCTTCTTCATCGGCTCTTTGGCGTGCTGATCGTCCTCCATGACCTTCTGCAGAGCGGCGACGGGCGATCCCTCTTCGTGCTCGTCGTCACCGACCCGGCCGAGTTCGGCCATGAACTCGTCAAGCACTTCTACGCCGTGGAGCTCGATGATCTGGAACGCCAGGAAGCCGGCCACGTCCTTGTAGAGCAGGATTTTAGCGGCCGACTTGTGCTCGCCGGCCATCAGCCGCACGGCAAGGCGCAGGTTCTCATTCTCCTGGGCGTAATGCAGGACTTCGATCGGCGCCACCCGATCCATTGGTTTCTTGGTGCTGGCGGTGAAACAACCGTGCTCGAACTGCATTGCCATGCCGATGACCGAGCTGAGTTGCTTGGCCAAGCCGTTGAGCCCCGCGGTGGCCAGAGCATCCGCCGCGTTGCGCGCCTTGCAGTTGTCAATGTAGGCAAACAACTGATCATCGGCGGGAACGTCGCCGACCAGGTAAGTTTCGAACGAAGCACCCGAGAGATAGGCGGCCCACAATCGGTGGCCGGCATCTTTCAATGCGCCTTGATCGTCAAAGAGGATCGGCTGACCGGTCTTCTTCCAGGCGCTGCCAAGCATTTGCTGGGCGTAGAACTTCACGGTCGGGAGGGTCGGCTTCCGATTGGCGCCGATCGGATTGCGCAGGAGCATACCTTCGGCAATTTCCGGTGTGACGGTCTTCCAACCATTACTGAGATCGAGCGCGCGCGGTTTCTGCGTTGCTCGCCACGCCTCGAAGTCCTCCAGCACCTTGTCGAAAGCGTTCTTGCTGGCGGACATGAGGTCGAGAGTGAATTTAGGAGTCCAAGACATTTAGATAGCCCTCCTTGGGCGTTGTTTGCTGCGCCGACCATCGGGACGATGTGGCAGGTCCAGCAGGAGGGCACCCTACCAGGGTTCTGGTAGGTGTCAACTAGTGTTCTGGTTGATTATTATCGCTTGGATCGCTTGACGAATTCAATATCGCTTTCAATGCGTTCCAAAATCCTGGCTGCATCTTCCTCGTCGAGCCTGGTCAAGTCTTGCTGTATTTTTGCCCAACGGCCTTCGATGGCAGGAATGTCTGAATCGAGAAGGTTTGCGGTTGTGCCCAAGGCGTGGGCAATCTTGTAGATTGCCCGAGTGCTGCGCGTCCGCCCAGCCTCGATTTCACCGATCAATTGCTGGCTCACATTGACGGCTTTTGCCAAGTCACTTTGGGATAGTTTCTTTTCGCCACGGAGCCGAACAAAAAGCTCAATATTGATCATGGCGGTAGCATTACCAGTTTGCTGGTTGCGCCGTCCCAACAAGACATCTAGTGGTAGTTATTGCGAGACAACCAGAAATCTGGTACCGGGAAGGCATGGAGACCTTCCGTGATCACGTTCGCCGCGCAATCGATCTCGCTGGCTCACAGCGTGCGCTCGCCAAACAAATCGGGCTTTCTCAGCAGGGCATTTCCTATCTTCTTAATGACGCTCCTCAAGTCTCTGCCGAAATAGCGATTGCGATCCACCGGGCGACTGGTGGTCAAGTGCGCAAGGAAGAATTACGGCCAGATATCTTCGAAGAGGTGTCATGAGCACCATCAGCATCCGGGCTCGCCGAGGCGCAAATCCCGCTGCCGACCAACCGGACGGTAATTACCGACCAAAGAGCCGGTCGAATTTGCAAGCCATGCACGTTGCGCGCAGCTTGTGGCCGCGCAAGACGGCTATCGAATTGGCAACGCGTACAGGCGCTTCGGTTCGCACTGCTGAGCGCTGGCTCGCGGGCGATCGTGCTTTGTCGGCGGATGCGCTCGCGGCACTGATCCGCTCCGAACACGGGCTCGATTTCCTGGTCGCGTTGATGTCTGGCGCCGAGCCCGCGTGGTGGCGCCGCATCGACGCTTATTTTGCCGCGATCGATGCGCAGCGACTGCAACGCGCGGCACGCCGCAGGCTCAGGGAGGCGATTGATGCTGACGCCGCGCTCTCCGCCGACATCTCGCGTGCGGATGCCCTTCTTGTTCAGGATGAGGACTTCTATCGCGAGCAAATTGATGCGCGGCGCGCGGCGGCTCGCGCACCTGATCGCCCCTTGGCTCGCAAACGATAGTCAACCGCCTCGGTAGAAAGGGTCACCCGATGGACACCGCGCAAAGCAACGATCTGGCGACGAAGGCGGAGCCGTTCGTCAGGCAGATTGAGGAAATCGACGACGATCTGGAGTCCGAAAAGGGCGAGTACATGAGCCGGTGCCGCGTCCTGCGTGACAAGCGCAAGGACGTTTTCGGCGACGCGAAGGACGCCGGCATTGCGGTCAAGCCGCTCAAGGCCGTCGTGAAGCGGCGCAAGCTCGAAAACAAGATCGCCGGGCTCCCGAGCGACTTCGACATCGACGAGTCCGCTCAGTATTCCGCGCTCGCCAGCGCGTTCGCCGGCACGCCTTTCGGCGATTTTGCGGCCGCGCAGGCGCAGGCCGGTAATGGCGACGCGAAGGAGGAAGGCAGGATGCCTTCGGCATCGCCGCGCCCCGATGAAGAGCACGTGGCAGCATTGCGCGCGCGACTTACCAGGATTGGGCTCGATCCGATCGACGACCTCGCCGGTCGCTGATCCCACAAGAACAAGACCAAAAGCCCCGCGCGGGCGCGGCGGGGGAGGCTGCGCGAATGATCATCATGGCACTCGATGCCGCACTGCGGACAGGCGTGGCGATCGGCGAGGCCGGCCAAGCGCCGTTCCTGAATTGCGTCGACTTCAACAGACCGCACGACGAGCACCCCGACATTTTCGGGCGCGCCATCAAGTGGATAGCGCGGACCTGTGTCGAGCGGACGCCGGCGCTCCTGGTGATCGAGGGCATCGTTCCGGTTCACGACAAGACAATCCAATCGGGGCTGTTCGCCATATTCACCGGCGTCGCCAACGCCAAGGGCATCAAGGTGCTCGTGGCGCCGATCCAGACGTGGCGAGCGTTCGTCCTGGGCGACGGCAAGCTTCCGAAGGCCAAGGCCAAGCAGCGCGCCGTCTCGGTGGTGCATCAGCTCGGGTGGGCTGAGGCCGACGTCGACCACAACGCAGCGGAAGCGGGCTGCCAGTGGCTGTGGGCGTGCTCCCAGGTCGAGCCGAAGAGCGTGCCGCGCATTCCGCTGTTCATGAGAGGTGCGGCATGATGTCGAAGCTCCCCGCGCGCCGTCCCACCCCCGCAGTCGGCAAGAGCTACTACGCCGAGGCCCGGCGCAGCTTGGCGCTGGCGGTGCGCATCGATGAGATCAAGAGGGTCCGCGATCTCGCGGTGGCGGCCGCGGCCTACGCCAAGCAGGCACGCGATTCCCAGCTCATTGCTAATGCGACTGAGATCAGGAGGCGCGCCGAGATCAAGGCCGGCGAAAAGCTGATCGAGATGGCGAAGAGCGGCGCACGGGCTGTGCGCAAAAACATGAAGTCGCAGCCTGCTACTTCAAGACTTGCCGATCTTGGCATCGACAAGACGCAGTCGAGCCGGTGGCAGAAGCTCGCCGCATTGCCGAAGGCCGACCAAGAGCGCGTGGTGACGAAAGCGCGCAAGATGGCGGTGGCGGCCGCCGAAGGCGACAAGGCTATGATCAAGGAGGTGCGGGCCGAGCAACAAAAGAAAAAGGTCGAACATCGCGCAAAGCGCGAAGCAGAACTTGCGAGGAAGATAAAGGCGCTGCCAGATGAGCGTTTCGGTGTCATTGTGGCAGACCCGCCTTGGGACCGCTCGCTATATAGCCGTGAAACCGGCGGCGACCGTCACGCTGAAAATCATTATCCAATACAATCCGATGCTCAGATCGCAGCGTTGCCGGTTGCAACTATTGCGGCATCTGATTGTGTGCTCGGCCTCTGGTGCACTGATCCTTATCGTGGCGTCGACGTTTTGCGTGCATGGGGGTTTAAACCGAAAACTTATTTTGTATGGATAAAGGACATTGTTGAGATCGATGTCAGCATTGAGCATCGCAAGCTTCTCGGCATCGGCGGCGGACGCGTGTTGTATGAAACCGGCAGCGCCGGTACTGGATTCTGGAACCGCGACCGCGACGAAATTCTACTGATTGGATGTCTTGGCAAGCCTGTCTGTCCTGCGCTTGGATCGCAGGGCGAAAGCGTTTGGTTTGCGGCCCGTGGCAAGCATTCGGAAAAGCCCGATTGCGCGCTCGATTGGTTCGACAAGCACTTTCCCAACACACCAAAGATCGAATTAAACGCGCGGCGTGCAAGGGCAAATTGGAAAAGGTGGGGCCTCGAAGCACCAGAGCAGGAGGCCGCGGAATGAAGGAATTCGATCGCGACCACGCGTGGCAGATGCCGCTAGCCTGCAAGTTTCTCGATCCCCATTACCGCTCTAACGGATTTGAGATCGAACGATACGACTTTGATCATCCGATGCAGAAGCGTCATGTCGACGTGACGCTTCGCAAGGAAGCTATATTTCATAACGTAGACGAGAAGATTTACCGCCGTCGGCGTGATGGGAGGGCTGGGGAAAAGGTGAGCGTCGAAACGTGGTCCTGTTCGGTGGTCGGGCGCGAGCGGCGCGGTTGGATATGGCCCGGCGAAACCAACGACGCATCGGTGCTGCTGGTGTGCTTTTCTGACGATCCCGGGTTTGATGATGGGGCATGGCGGCGCGTCACACAACTCGATTGTTTGTGGATTCCGTTCGCTCCGCTACGCGATTGGTTTTGGGCTATTGGTGAAGATAATTTCGAGCTGCAGGACAACCTGCAATCAAATCACTCGATTTCTCGCAAGGTGCCAATCGCCCAGATCATTGCAGCTTTGGGTCAAAGCGTCAGGCGTTCGCTGATTACTGAATCCTACGATGTGACTGCATGGGTCGAATCCGATTTGCGTGCCGCTTCCGGCTGGGCGCAGCGCGACAAGTATTTTGAATCGTTGAGCGCCGAGCACAAGAATCGCTTCGCTGGTTTGAAGTGGTCGCTCGACGCGGCCGAATTCGGAATAGCGGAGGCGGCCGAATGAAGCGCGTCATCCTCGAAAGCCCGTATCAAGGCGGCCTGATAGCGCGCTGGCTCAACGTGCGTTTTGCGCGCGCCTGCATGCGCGATTGCCTGATGCGCGGCGAGGCGCCGATCGCGTCGCATTTGCTCTACACGCAGCGCGGCGTTTTGAATGACGACGTGCCTGACGAGCGCGAGCTGGGCATCAACGCCGGTCACGCGTGGATCTCAAGCGCCGATGCGATGGTGGTCTACATGCCGAAGCTCGGCGTCGTTACGCCCGGCATGAACATCGGCATTCAGAAGGCGCGCGCGATCGGTATCCCGATCGAGTTTAGAAGGCTGGAAGCACAGGGATGAAACGGCATGAAACGCTGGTTTCGCGTTTACGAGGACGTTTTAGATGACCCGAAAGTGCAGCGCCTGTCCGGCGATCTGTTCAAGGTGCTTTTAAATTTGTGGTGCCTGACTTCACGAAACGATGGCGTATTGCCGCCCCTCGACGAGATTGTCTTTGCTACTCGCATGGATTACGCATCTTGCGACAAGGCGTTGAAAGAACTGCAAAAACGTGGCTTGGTCGAAAACCATTCGGGTACCCTAAAGCCACACAATTGGAACGTTCGCCAATTTAAAAACGACGTTTCAACAAACAGGGTGAAACGGTTTCGGCAACGGAAACGAAACGGTGGTGAAACGTTTCATGAAACGCCCCCAGAGAGAGAGACAGAGACAGATACAGATACAGAATCAGAGGGCAGAGAGAGAGTCGCGCGCGCGACCCCCCCTGAAACGTTTCACTGGCCAAAAAACTTCCGGAAACAGTTCGAAAAGGTTTACCCAGTGCAGCGCGGGATGGCAGCCGGATTAGCCGCACTCGAAAATGTTAAAGGAAAAATATCGTTCGAATTTTTGATTGCTGCGATACGCAAATACGAAGCGACAAAGCCGCCAGACCGCGAATGGCTAAACCCGAAAACCTACATCGAACAGGAGCGGTGGAATGACAAACCAGCACGCACCAGCGGAAAGCACGAGCCTACCAGCGCCGAGCGCGCCGCGCGCCGCGCTCTCGAACTTGAAGCCCTCGAACGTGCGGGCACTGCTGGCAGCGCGCCTGACGCGATCGGAGGCAATGAAATTGGTGGCGATCATGCTCGGGAAATATCCGGGCTCAAACGCTCGTGACCCTGCGAGCTACCACGACGCGCTCGCCGCCGCGCTGTGCGATCAGCCGCGCGACATCGCCATCGCTTGCGCTAACCTCAACGGCGTCGTGACCGAGTGCATGTTCAAGCCAACCGTTGCCGACATCGTACGTTGGTGCGCGCGCGAAACAGCACCGTTTGTCGAGCGCATGCGCGAGCACAATGCCGAGATCGAGGCAGCAAACGCCAAAGCCAAAGCGGCGCCACTGATGGACCGCAAGGGTCGACCGTCATACGAAGAAATGCAGGAAAAACTCGGCAAAACATTCGGCCTTAAGCTTGTCGATGCGCTTGATCGCCTGCGCGATCCCGACGATGAAGAACGCGAGAAGCGCGCAAAAGCCGAGCGCGCCGGCATGATGAACAAACGCAATCATCGCGCAATCCTCGCCGAGTATGCGTCGCTCAGCATCGATCCGGTCTATGCGAGCGATGGCACGCTGGCATCGCCATCGCTGCTGCGCTCGATCAAGCGCATGCCAAGGAAGCCCGACAATGCGCCTGTCCACGATAGCGATCGATAGCGATCTGCCGCTCGTCCCGGCGCAGTGGTCCGCCGCGTGGGTGCAGCGCCGCCTGATCGAAGCCTACAGCGTCGAGCGCCGGTTGCCGCGATCACGCCGACGCGCCATCACCAACGCCTGGCCGTCCATGGTGGTCGAGTTCGCCGACGTCGTCGGGCGCGCCGATGACGCTCGCGAGCAGATCCTGCAATCGTGGGAATACGCCGATGCGAGCGTGTCGTCCGAGGATGTCTCGCGCATGGAAGCCGCTCACGACTGGCTGCCCAACATCCTCGGTTCGTACCCACAAGAACGGCTTTGCCTCGCACAATGGGCGACTGCGATCGCCTATCGCCGATCACTGCGCAGGCTGCTTGCACAACGCCGCTGGTCACGGACCACGTTCTACCGGTACGTCACCGCCGGTGCGCACGTCATCGCGCTCGAGTTGCGGCGACGTGACGAGCCGGTGCTGTGAATTGGATGCCGTGAAGCAGGGGCGGCAGGCTGGCGTGCTTGCCCCACCGATATAGCACCCGTCTCCCGGTTCAGCCAAACCATCTTGACAGACATGAAACCTATGGTACCAATGGGCACATCCATACATGCTTGAGTGGAATGGCGCGCCCGGGCCTCGCCCATGCGTCTTTGCACTGCCCTATATCACCCTACATCTCACCCTAAACAAACGCACCAGCGACCCGTTTGCCGGGCTTGGCGGGCCATTCGGCTTGGCCTGCTCGTTGACCGGGGGGGGATGCTAAAAATTAGGATGGCCGCTCGGTATGACCGCGCGTGTGGTCTCGCGTTGGTGGCCGCAGGTTTTGGAATACCGGCAGGAATAACGTTCCATCAGATGGAATAAGCCATGGGCATCCTGATCAGCTTCCTCGAACTGCTGCTCTACATCGCGGTCATCGTTTTTGTGGCCTATTGCGTCGAGTGGCTGATCACGAGCTTCATGGGCTGGTCGATCGACGCCAACGTCTACAAGTTCGGCAAGATCATCGTCGGCTTGCTGTGCCTCATCGCGATCGTGGTCTGGATCGCCAGCGTGTTGGGCCTGGGCGTCGGGTTTCCGCACTTCCTGGTCTACCGGGGATAGGGCGGGTTGGCGCGAGGTTAGGTGCCGGTTATGGCCGGTCGGAAAGGCTTGAAGGAAACAGCATGACCCGTGGACGAAGATGCCGACCGTATTGACGGCGATCATTCCCGCCGGAGAGACCGTGTCCGATGTGGTCGATCTTGCGGGTGCCACTGCCGTTGTCGGCATCGCCATGCCGCCGGACTGGACCTCGGCGACCACCACGATACTTGGTTCGCCGGATGGTGTTTTCTTTTACGAGTTGCACGATGGCGTCACCGGGCTCGAGCTTGCTTTCAATGTCAGACCCGGTTCGTTGGTGATGCTCAACCCGAACCGGCTGCGCAGTTGTGTCGCGATCAAGCTGCGCTCTGGCACGAGCAGCAATCCCGTCGTGCAGGAAGGCACGCGCCAATTCGGCATTGTTGTCGAGGGCGACGTCGCGGCGCAGCCGGGCACGGGCACCACTGCGCATGTCATCGAGGACGGCAGCAATGGTTTTCACGGCGTCGAGCAACAATTCGAGGCACGGGGGCCGATGACCGTTGCGCTTCAGACGTGGGCGAAATCGAGCAATCGCGAAGTGGGATTTGAAATATTCAACTCTGATGGCGGCGCCAGAGTGTATTTCGATCTCGCCAACAACGAGATCTATGCCAATTATACCCACGGCGGCGGCTTTGCCATTTTCAACGAGGCGATCGAGGGGCCTGGTGCGAATGGCTGGTGGAAGTGCAGCGCCGCGATCGATCTTGCTCCGATCAGCCCTGGCCACACGTTTCGGATCATGATCGACAAGGACAAGTCCGGCGGTCAGGTCTGGCCCGGTGACGGCGTCAGTTTTGTGCAGGTCTGGCAGCCATCGTTGACGGAGGATGGCGGTTCCAATCTGCTGGTAAGCCCGGAGGACTTAACCGATCCGAGCTGGGAGCCGTCCGGCGCGACGGTGCAGAATTTTCCCGGCGATATTCTGCCGGCGGCGCCATGATGCAATCGATGAAGGAAACAGCATGACCCGTGGTCCGCGTCCTATTCCGACGCATCTCAAGCTCTTGCGTGGCAACACCGGCAAGCGCCCGCTCAACAAGGACGAGCCGCAGCCCGAGCCATTCACCGATGTGCCGGACCCGCCGTCGTTCGTGACCGGCTATGCGGCCG